GCCATTTTTTCGGTTATGCCGGAACCACCTCGTGGGTAAACGCAAGGGCCCGGCGCCGCTGCCGGAGGCAGACCGCGTCCGGCGCGGCACGGCGCAACCCGTCCGGCGACGGACACGCCCAGGTAACTTACCGCCGTCACCCGCGGGAGGTTCTACCGGGGCGAAACATCCCCCAGTAGCGCCGCCGCGCGCCTACGTGGCGATCGCCGATGCCTACGTCGCCGACGTGCTCGAGGGGCGGATCATCGCGTGTCGCTGGACAAAGCTCGCCTGTGCGCGGTTCGCACGGATGCGGAGTGTGGGTTGTATACATACAACCCACAGCGTTGATGCAAATGCATCACGCAAGCGCGAAAACACCAACACCCAGGCGCGAGTTGATGCAAATGCATCAGGGGACATGGATCCATGTCCCCTAAGTTTCACCTGGTCGCCTGAGCACGTCTCCGACGTCTGCACGTTCATTTCGAAACTTCCGCACGTCGAAGGGCGCTGGCCGACCGGGACGATCCACCTCGAGCCCTGGCAAGTGTTCATCCTGGCCGCGATCTACGGGTTCCGGCGCCCGGATGGTGGGCGCCTCGTGACGTCGGTGTTTTTCGAAGTCGCGAGGAAGTCGGCGAAGTCGACGCTCGTCGCCGCCTGCGCCTTGTATCACTTGCTGCGCGAACAGGAACCCGGTCCGCAAGTCGTCTGCGCGGCGACCAGCGGGAACCAGAGCCGATTGGTCTTCAGCATCTGTCAGCGGATGGTGCGGCGGGCGCCGTGGCTCCGCGATGCCGGCGTGACCGCCTACGCGAACAGCGTCTTTACGCTGGACGGGAGCATCAAGCCAATCAACAGCAAGTCGAGCACGCAAGACGGGTTGAACCCGTCGTTCATTTCGCTCGATGAATCGCACGCGCAGACGTTCGAGTTACACGATGTCTTGAAGTCCGCCCAGGGCGCCCGGGCGAACCCGATGTTGATGGCGCCGACGACCGCTGGCTATTCGTTGACGAGCGTTGGCTACGCGTTGCGCGCCTCCGCGATGAAAATCCTGGACGGCGTCATCGAGGCGCCGCACGTCTTCTGCGTGCTCTACGAGCTCGACGAGGGCGACGACTGGCGCGACGAGACGACGTGGATCAAGGCGGCGCCGATGATCGGCACGACGCCGACGCTCTCCTATGTCCGGCAGTATCGCGACGATGCGCTCGCGACGCCCGGCCTCCAGGGCGAATTCGAGGTCAAGCAATGCAATCGCTGGCTCCATTCGGCGTCCACCTGGTTGTCGATGCCGGCGTGGGCACGCTGTGCCGATCCGGCGCTGACGCTCGACGATTTCGAGCACGAACGCTGCTGGATTGGCGTCGACCTGGCCGAGCGCGACGACATCGCCGCCGTGGCGCTCGTGTTTCTGCGCGAAGACATCGTCTACGTGTTCGTTCGCGGCTATCTGCCGGCGCTCGTCGTGACCGAGCGGTCCCGCGCCGTGCCGGACTATCGCGCCTGGGCGCAATCGGAGCTGATTGCGACCGAAGGCAACCTGACGGACTACCCGACCATCGAAGCCGGGATTCGCGCGGATTGTGACCGCTTCGATGTGAAGCAAATCACGTTCGAACGGTTCGGCGCGTTGAACATCGCCGCGAACCTCCTCGCCGCCGGCTTGTCGGTGACCGTCTCGTCGAAAAACAGCAAGGTCTTCACCGAGCCGGCGAAGGAATTCGAGGCGCGGATTCGCGCCCGTCAGTTGCGCCATACCGGGAGCGCGTTTCTGACGTGGCAGGTCTCGAATTGCTGCCTCGAGCGGCGGCGCGATGGCTCGCTCTTGCCGACGAAGGACGCGCCGAACTCGCCGAACAAGATCGACGCGGTCGATGCGATCTTGCTGGCGCTCTCGGGCTACCTGGCGACGCCGACCGCGCCGCTCGTGGAACCGCGGATCTTCTTTTTGGAGGCGTGATGTCGACGATCAGCGTCCGGGCCGCCGTGGCCTCGTTTCAGTTGGCCTTGATTCAATTGCTCGAAGCGGCGGGCGTCGCCGACATCGAGCTGACGGATTTGAGCATCAACGTCGATGGCCGCTCGATGCGGATCGACATCGCACGATTGGCGCCGGACGGGCAGCACATCGACCAATGGTTAGCCGGCTATTCGATTGATCCGCGTGACCTGGAGCGGTTCGGCACGCCGGTGACGTTGCCAGGGACCGACGACCAGCGACATTAGGAAATTGGACGCCGAACAGGAGACGCCGATGAAGAAGATATCCGCCCAGGACCGACGGACGCTGCTCGCGCTGCTGGCGCTCCCCGAGGACGAATGGCGAGCTATGTGGGACACGTTCATCATTGAACGCCTGACCGAGTGGGAGCGGACGGGCGCGATCGTCCCCGTGCGCAAGCCAGACGGGGAGAAGTATTACCGGGAGTCCGAGGTCAAAAAGCTGTTTGGGGACGATTGGCAAAAGGTCGCGCTGCTGTGTCGCGATTGGCGCTATATGGCAGCGCCGGTTGTCTGAGGATTCAAACATTTACATGGCCCGATGGTTCCCCGAGCCAGGCCGATAGTCTCCGAGGTTCCCCGAGCCGGGAGATTCGCAGTTTCGTTCAAGGTGATGACGATGGAAATTCAGGATTTCGTGAAGCAGACCGCGATCGTGCCGCTGGCCGATCTGACCACCCTCGCCGCCCAGCGTGGCGCCTTTGGCGACGATGTCCACGCCGCCTTTACCACGCAGTTGCAGCTCCGGCAGACCGCCGCGCAAGTGGTGCTCGATGGGGCCAGCCAGGCAAACCGCGATTCGCTGCTCGCCTCCGAGCAGCGGGCGTATGACACCGTGATGCGCGAGCGCGATGCGATTCTCGGGCTCCAGCGGGCGATCGAACAGCGGACCGACACACGGGCGTTTGTCCCGGACAGTCAGCGGGCGCAGACGAAGCCGACGAAACGCGCCGGGCTGTTCGGCCTGGAGCTGCGCGCCCTGGCGGAGAGCGCGGCGCCCGGCAGCGTGATTGCGCCGGATGAATGGTCGTCGACCTTCTTCGACAAGTTGTCGGCCGAGAGTGTCGCCATCAAGAGCGGCATCCGCGTGATTCGCACGATGCGCGACGTGCTCCATGTGCCGCGCATCGACAGCGACCCGGTGGCGAACTTTGTCGCGGAAGCGGCGCTGATTCCCGCGACCGACCCGGCCTACACCGATATCGTGGCCACGCCGAGAAAGATCGCGGCACGCACGGAAGTGTCGAATGAGCTGATTGCTGATTCGAATCCCGATGTCATTGCGCTGCTCGAGAAGCAGATGACGCGCTCCCTGGCGCTGAGGCTGGACCTTGGCGTCTTCGAAGGGTCCGGCGTGGCGCCGGAGATTCGCGGGTTGAAGAATACGCCCGGCATCACGACCACACCCCTCGGCGCGGTCCCGACCAACTTCGACCCGTTTGCCGCGGCGATTACCACGCTCGAAGCGAATAACGCGACGGCGACCGCGATTGTGACCTCGCCCGAAGCCTGGGGCGCGCTCATGGTCCTCAAGGAAGGGGCCGGCAGCAACAAGCCGATTCTGCCGGAGAGTGTCAGCCAGGACGCCGCGCGCCGCATCTATGGTGTCCCGGTGTTTATCACCAGCCAACTGACGGCTGGTGATGCCTACATCTACGACGGGAGCCAGGTCGTCCTCGTCGTGCGGCAGGACACCACGATTGCGGTCGATTCGAGTCGGCGGTTCGACTACGACCAGAGCGAGGTGCGGGCGATTATGCGCGCCGATCTGGCGGTGCCGAATCCGTTGGCCATCGTGCATCTCACGGGTCTGACCGCCCTGGCGGGTGGACTCCGACGCGAGAAGAAGTAGTCATCAGGCGACGGAGTCACTATGCCGAACTTTCTGACTCGATGGCGGGAACGTCGGTCCTTGGCGACGCCGTCGCCTGATTTTCGCGCGCTGTTTTCGACCGGACCAACCGAGAGCGGCAGCATTGTCACCGCAGACACCGCGCTGAGCGTGCCGGCGGTCTTCAGTTGCGTGCAAGTGCTCTCACAGGATGTGGCGCGGACGCCGATCCGGTTGCGTCGCAAGACGGCGCCGGATACCTACGAGGACGCCGTCGATCATCCGCTCTACGAGATTCTGCACGACCTGGCGAATCCCGAGATGACCGCGTATCAGTTCAAGAGCCTGATGCAATGGCAGCTTCTCAGCTACGGGCGCGCCTACGCCGAGATCGTCCGCGTCGACGGGCGCGTCGTGGCGCTCTGGCCGCTCGATGCGGCGGCGATGACGGTCGATCGGGACGCCCAACGGCGCAAACGGTGGACGTATGCCGGTGGCGGGACGCCCTATGTCTGGACGTTCGACGCCTCGGCGCCGCCGATCTTCGAACTGACGAGCGAAACGCCGTTGACGCGCTGCCGGGAAATCATCGGCACGGCGCTCGCGACGCACTCCTACCTGGCAAAGTTTTTCAGCAACGGCGCCCGGCCGGCCGGCATTCTGACGGCGGCCGGCGCGATCGGCGACGACACCGCGAAACGCCTGCGCGATTATTGGAGCGCGAACTACGGCGGCTCGAAGAATGCCGGCAAAGTCCCGGTCCTCGATTCGGGGTTGACGTTCACGCCGATCAGCTCAAACAACACCGACGCGCAGTTGACCGAATCGCTCAAGGCGTTGTCGACGGCGATCTGCGGCGCGTTTCGCGTGCCGCCGTGGAAAGCCGGCCTCATGGAAAGCACGAACTACAGCAACATGGAATCCGGCGAATTGAGCTACGTGACCTCGACGCTCGATCCGTGGTTCGCGAATTGGGAAGAAGCGTTACGGCGCGACCTGTTGACGACGCGGCAATACGGATCGTTTACGGTCGCCTTCGACCGCCAGGCGCTCGTGCGGAACGATATCAAGAGCATTACGGCGTCGCTGCAATCCGGGATTCAGAACGGATACCTCTCGCAGAATGACGCGCGGAAGGCGATCGGCCTGAATCCGATTCCCGATGGCAATGTCTACATGGTCAATTCGGCGCTCGCGCCGGTCGGAGGGGTGCCCCATGTCGCTTGATGTTGAACGCCGCGCGGTCGTCGAGCTCCGCGCCGACCAGACGCGCCTCACCGGGCACGCGATTATCTTCAACACCCGGAGCCATGACCTCGGCGGCTTCGTCGAGATCGTCGCGCCGGGCGCTGTTGATCGGGCGCTGGCGCCTGGTGCTGATGTCCGCGCGCTCTACAACCATGATCCCGGCGCCGTCCTCGGGCGCACGCCGAAGACGTTGCAGCTCGCGACGGATGCGCGCGGGCTCGCGTTCACGTTGGACCCGGCGCCGACGCAAGCGGGCCGGGATGCCTTCGAGTTGGTCAAGCGCGGCGACGTGACGGGCGCCAGTTTCGGATTCAGGACGCTCAAGGATCAATGGCATCACGACGGCGGCATCGTGGTCCGCGAGCTGCTCGACGTCGAGATTCTCGAAATCTCGCTGACGCCGTTTCCGAGCTATTCGCAGACGGACGTCAGCGTCGCGCAACGATCGCTGCGAGCGGCGATGGCCGGATCGGCCACGCGATCCGTGGCGTGGCTGCGGCTCGTCGCGCAGTCGAGGCGTATGATGAAGACCTGAATCGGGCTGCGCGGACGCGGAAACGTCCACGCAACCCTAACCCGTTCACTCGTGTTACCCGAGCGAGCGAGCTGCCTTATTTTAGGAGCTTCGCCGCCGGCGAAAGGCTCCTATGTCGACCGCGACAGACCTCAAAGCCCTCCACCAAAACCTCGACAAACTCGCGACATTAAACCCCGGCATCATCGCCTCGCTCCACCACATCGTGGCGCTCGTCCTCAAGAACGTCAAAGGCCGGGCGCTGCTCGAGCGGCGAGGCATTGATGCCCGCTGGAGACGCATCGCGAAGGACGCGCGCCGCCTCACCGGCACCCCATCACCCCGCGCGAAGAAAGGCAGGCGGTGATGGCGCGATCGAGTCGCTCCGCCAACGTCCGCAAGCGGTGTCCCTGCGAGTCCTGGAAGACGTGCGCGCATCCCTGGTATCTGGACTTCCAGCGCAAGGGCTATCCCCGCTTTCGCGACAACCTCGATCAGCTGATCGGCTTTCATCCGCGCGACTTCCGACACGCCGCGGACGAAGCGCGCCGCGCCATCACGGCGAAACTCGATGGGCGGGATCCCGCCGCCCTCCTGCCGGGCGACGATCCGACCTTGGGGCAATTGCTGGAGGACTATCTGCGCGAACGACCACGGGTGGATACGTGGCAAGCGCCGCGCATCGCCCGCACGCCCGTCCAGGGACGCCCGTTCGGAGAGTGGCGTCTGAGCCTGATCACGACCGATGTCGTGCGCGCCTTTCGTCGCGGGCGCCCGCGCGTCCAGGGCAGTCGCGATCTCGGCTTGCTCCGCGCCGCGTTCAATTGGGCGATCCTCAACGGCGTCCTGAAGGCGTCGCCGTTCCGCGTCGAGAACGTCCCCATCATCCGCCTGCCACGCGAGACCGCGCGGAGCCGTCGACTCCAGCCGGGCGAATCCGAACGCCTCCTGGGGGCCGCCACGGGCCTGCTGGACATCATCTACGCGGCGATCGAAACCGGGATGCGCTGCGGCGAGATTCTCAGCCTCCAATGGCAGCAGGTCCGCTTCCTGCCGCGCGCGGAGATGTTTCTGCCGGCGGCGAAGACGAAGACCAAGCACGATCGGCGCGTGCCGATCTCCAGCGTCCTCCGCCCGGTCCTTGAGCGTCGGCGCCGCGATCCGGCGGGCGACGAGCTGCCGCCTGACGCCTATGTGTTCGGCGACGAGATTGGTCGACGGCGCGGCGCCATCAAGACCGCGTGGCAGACGACGTTAAAGCGGGCCGGCATCACCGATCTGCACTTCCACGATCTGCGGCGTGAAGCGGGATCGCGCTGGATGGATGCCGGCGTGCCGCTCGCGACGATTCAACGCTGGCTGGGGCACGCGAACATCAGTCAGACCTCGACGTATCTCGGCGCGTCGCTCGGCGCGGACGAATACGACATGGAGCGATACGAAGCGCAGATCGGGCGCCGGCCGTCTGTGACACAAAGTGACATATCGCGGGGTAGCAAAGGGGCGAAAGTGCCGCGAGTCGCCACGACGCGGCGCGAAAAACCTCAACAAACCCTGAGAATCCACTAAGCGGCAGGGGTCCAACTGAGGCTCCTAAGCGGGGGGCCGCCGGTTCAATTCCGGCCGGGCGCACCACCTTTCGCCTCTCGTCAGTGACATATCGGTGACATATCCGAGCCGGCCGCCCTGGCCGGCTCTGGATTCGGTATTGATCGTGCCGTGATGGAATGTTAAATTCCACGCCGCAATGAGCGACTACACCTTCGGCGATGTGCTCCGCTACAACGGCCTGTCCCGCAATGAGTTGAAGCGATGGACGCAAGCCGGGTTGATTCGCCCGGCGCTCGTGGCCGGCGACAATCCCAGGCGCTTTTCCGCCCGCAACCTCGTCGAGGCCGCCGTCTGCGACGAACTCCGGGGTCTGGAGATGTCCGAGTCGCTCGTCGCGTATGTCCTCAAGAACCTCAATGCCCTCTGGGATTATCCCGACGCGCCGATCAATATCAGCGATCCCACAGGCGCGAAGAACCGTGACGCGACCATCCTCTGGATCGCGCTGGAGCATTACGACGAGCCGATCGGGACGGCGAAAGCGATCTATCCCGTCACGCCGCAGAACCTGATCTCCCGACTCACCGATGGCGATGTCGACGGGTCGGGCGTCGCCGAGTCCGGCATCGCCCTGCCGATTGGGCGCCTCATCGCCGACCTCGAACAGCGCACGGGCGACCGCTTCGACTTCACCCGGCAACCCGTCGGGCTCCCCTCGTCCGCGCCCGTGAACGCCGACGAAGCGATCACCGTGCTCGCGATGAAGTTCTCCCACGCCTTGGCGGCGGCGATCGCGGCCGCGACGGACAAACAGCCGATCAGCGACGAGAAGAAGGCCGCCATTGTCGCCGCTGTGGCGGCCGCCCTACAGACGGAGAAGCAGCCATGAGCGAGATCGCGTCGCCCTGGCTCAAGCTCGCCGAAAGCAGCGCCTACGCGAAGCGCGGGCCGAAAAGCCTGCGGCACGCCGTCCAGAACGGCGAACTCCGCGCCGCCCGGATTGGCGGCCGCCGGGAATTGCTGTTTCGTCGCGAATGGCTCGATGAGTGGCTCGAAGCGCAAGCGCGACCCGTGATGGTCCCGCGACGGATGGCCCGGTGAAATCCGCCGCGGATCTCGTCGTGGAAATGTTCGCCGCCGACGATGCCGCGTGGCGCGCCCGTGTGGCCGAACTCGAACAGGAGTCGGCCAGTTATCGCGAACTGGCGCAACTCGCCCTCCACAACCTCCACGAAATGACGGTCACGAATCGTCGCCTGCGCGACCGCGTCCAGCGACTCCTCGCCGAACTCCAGGCGCGCCGCTCGGAGGCTGCGTGACGCGGTTAGCGGAGGCGCATCAGGTCTTCCTCGAGTGGTTCGGCGACGAGTATGACGTGGCCGCCATCGACGCGGTGCTGGCGACGCGTGCCGCGGAACGGCTCGACGGCGATCCGCTGTGGCTCCTCGTGATTAGCGGCTCTGGCAACGCGAAGACCGAAACCGTCTGCTCGTTGTCGGCGTCCGGCGCCATCATCACCAGCACGATCAGCTCGGACGGCGCGTTGCTCTCCGCGTCCCCGCAACGCGAGCGCGCGAAGGATGCGACCGGCGGCTTGTTGCGGCGGCTCGGCGCCTCCGGGATGCTCGTCATCAAAGACGTCACCAGCATCCTGTCGATGGACAGGAACACCAGGGCGACGGTCCTGGCCGCGCTCCGGGAAATTGCGGACGGACGCTGGGAGCGGAACGTCGGCACGGACGGCGGGCGCACGCTGCTCTGGACCGGACGCCTTGGCGTGATCGGCGCCTGCACAACCGCCTGGGACCGCGCCCACGATGTCATCGCGTCGATGGGCGATCGGTTCGTCACGTTACGGATGGATTCGTCGACGGGCCGGTTGCCCGCCGGCAAGAAGGCCATGCAGAACACGGGCGACGAAGTGAAGATGCGCGCGGCGCTGGCGAAGGCCGTCGCCCGCGTGATCGAGACCGCGAAACTCTCCGCCGACAAGCCGGACGCGGACGAAACCGACCGGCTCCTGGCCGCTGCCGACATCGTCACCTTGTGCCGGACGGGCGTGGACTACGACTATCGCGGCGCCGTCATCGACGCGCACGCGCCAGAAATGCCGACCCGGTTCGCGAAGCAACTGGTCCAGGTGATGCGAGGGGGCTGCGCCATCGGGATGGACCGGCAGGCGGCGGTCTGGTTGGCGCTGCGCTGCGCCAGGGATTCGATGCCGCCGTTGCGGCTGGCGATCCTGGAGGATGTGGCCGCCCATCCCCATTCGCGCACGCGGGATATCCGCTTCCGCCTGAATAAGCCCTACAACACGGTCGACCGGCAGCTCCAGGCGCTCCATATGCTCGGCGTCCTGGATTGCGACGAGATCGAGGTCTCGGGCAAGTCCAGTTGGTATTACTCCGTCGCCGAAAACATCACGGTTCAGGCCATCAGCCTCGAAAACCTCAATACGTCTGTGCGGGCTGTTCCAGATTTGTTACCACATACACACAGCCACACAGAAGAAGACCTCGATATAGCTACTCACAAATCTGGAACAGGAAATAGCGCGAACGGTAGCGCTGCCAGTCTAGTGATGAGGGGGCGCTGATGCCGATGATGCCGCCGCATCGCTGCTCGACGTGTGGCGTGCTGGTCACCGGTCCGTGTCGATGCGCTGAGCGCCGGCGACCGAATAGTTCTCGGCGTGGGTATAGCTCGGCGCCCTGGCGCCGCCTCAGAGCCGCCAAGCTCGCCGCCGACCCGCTCTGTAGCGTCTGCCTGGCCGCGGGGCGCCCGGTCCCGGCGACTGATGTCGATCATCTCCTTCGCGTCGATGGGCCGACCGACCCGCGCTTCTGGGAGTGGCAGAACCTCGATAGCAAATGTCACGCGTGTCATTCATCGAAGACCGTGCGCGTCGACTCCACCTTTGCGACATCCGCGAACCCCGGTAGATACGGGGAAGTCCAAATCACGACCGCCAACCGTCGCGCCAAAC